GCGCTGATGGCCGCTGAGGTATCCGGCAGCGCGTCAGAAGAGGCGTGACAGCTATCACTGCAATGCACTCGCACGCTGGTTATCATCGTTGCATGAGCAAGAAACCACATATCGTTACCCTCAAAGTCCTTCGCTGGTTGGCGAAGAGATCGATGAGGCGGTTGGAAGAAGTAAAGAAGCAGCGCATGGAGGCGTAAGGAAAATGAGTGAAACTAAAATCATTCCGATTCATCAGTGGACAAACGGCGGCGAGGAAGTGCTGATCGTGCGCTTTGTTTCGCAAGACGGTAAATCATACGGTGGATTCCAACATCCGATGAATGTGGGAGAAACCGTCACCGCTCCCGATTGGGAAGCGAATTGCAAATGCGGCGGAGGTATCCACGGATGGCCTTGGGCGCTGGGACTGGGCGAAGGGAAAGAGTGCGGCTGGTCTAAACTCTGGCAGGTCTACGGCGTCAAGCCGGAAGACATTATGCATGGTGAGCCGGATTTGATCGGGAAAGTGAAGTTTCGCACCGGAGTCCTGCGTTTTATGGGAACTTGGGATAAAGCCACTGATTTTGTATTGGCTGGACAAATGTCTTGGGTTCATCAGGCCGCGAGGGGAGCGGCAAGCGCCACAGGCACGAGGGGAGCGGCAAGCGCCACAGGCAGGAGTGGAGCGGCAAGCGCCACAGGCACGAGGGGAGCGGCAAGCGCCACAGGCTGGAGGGGAGCGGCAAGCGCCACAGGCACGAGGGGAGCGGCAAGCGCCACAGGCACGAGTGGAGCGGCAAGCGCCACAGGCACGAGTGGAGCGGCAAGCGCCACAGGCAAATACGGAACCGCTTGCGCCCTTGGAATCGAAAGCAAGGCCTCTGGCGCTCTCGGTAATTTTCTAGTTTTAGCGGAATGGAAATCAGTGAACGGCAAATGGAAGCGTGTCGCGATGGGCCTCGCCAAAGTTGATGGCAAGAAGATCAAGGCTGACACATTCTACAAGCTGAAAGGCGGGAAGTTTGTGGAGGCGCAGCCATGAAGATCATTCTTGAAATCTTGGGCCTGTTCATAGCCGTAGCATCGCTGATCGTGGCCGCTGCATACCTCGAATTTGCCGCGTTCATCGCCAGATGGGAGGCGCGTCACCAGCGCGACAGGCGGAAACGTGAGCGGCGCGTAGCCAATTTGCAGGCGCGAGTCAATCAGGGCAGGCGGCTGATGGAACGCTATCCCATTCCCACGGAGGCTGAGGCGCTGGAGATGTTGGACGGATGGGAAATGGAACAGCGGCACACATGGACGAGTAGTGACGGCAGGGGGCGCTGCAAAGTTTGCGGCGAGTACCGGCCTAAGCTGGTTCTCAATCTCAGGTGCGAGTGGTGCAAGGAACTTTTCACATGGGAGCCGCGCAGTGTGTACGCGATGTCTCCAAGCCAAATCAGGCGAACGTGCCGGAAGAGATGCCAAACAGCATTGGCCGTTTACGAGAACAACCGATAGCCTGGGGCGCGGCAGCACACAAACGCGCTGGGAGAGAGGAAACGATGCGGAAACACCGCTTAATCGAGATTGAAGATGATTTTTTGGAAGATGGAAGTAAGTCTGTCTGCTCTTGCGGCTGGAAGTCGCGCCGTTGCCGTGACGATCAGGAAGCCAAGAAGGAATATGACGCGCATCGGCGAGAGGAAGAAAGTACTCTATGACCGCCCGCCCCGTACCCGACCTGGACGGCACGCAGCACAGCGCAGCACGCCGCATGGACGCGCTCAACAGTCGCAGCATAACTATCGCACTGATCGCGCTCGCTGTGCTTTTGGGTATGGCCCTCGCGGGATTGTTCGAATGAAGGGAGAATCATGGCAGACGAATTGAAACCGTGCCCGTTCACAGAAGGTGAAACGGATATTTGCGAAGAGATGCGGGAGATTCGCGCTTGGCTCCGTCGCCATCTCGATACACACGTTGAGCATAGAGCGCCCGCAAGAAGTTCCAGCGTAAACGGAACTGATGGCTGGGCTGTGGTTGCTATCCCCGATTGGGACGTAAAGCAACGGCTCGATGAAATGGATATAGCTATCGCCGCATGGAACACACGCCCGGACCCCGCGCGGCACGCGCTGGTCGATGCGCTGAAAGCAATCGCTATAGACGAAGGATCGTCATGCGAGAATTGTGGCGGTATTCCAACATCCGGCGAAAATCGTTGTTTAGCTTGTAATGGACACGGGAAAACGTGGAACTGGCGGGCTTGTAGAGCGAAAGCCGCGCTGAAACTGGCAGACGAGCAATGACCGCCGCTGGCTGGTTTGTCGCCGCACTTATCGCAATCGCGCTGCTCGGATTCGGGCTGGCGCATATCAGAGCGAAGTAACCACGGCCCCCGGAGCGATTCGGGGGCCGTTTTACTTTGAGCAGCCCAGCAGCAGACGGCGGGCCTCGTCATCCGCGCAACGGTTGATTACATTTACGCCGTGAAGCATTACGCGGCGGCGCGTAACCCCAAAGCGTTCAGCAATAGCACGCGCCTCACAGCGGGGCCGTCCAATCGCCCGCTTGAGTGCTTCCGGGTCATCCTTCCGCAGTCGATCCAACAATGCGCTCATGCAACCCTCCGGTACTCGACAGCGTGCGAACCATTGCCGCGCGGCCTGGTCTCATGTGGGAATCCTTGCGCGGATAGCTCTCGAAGGCGCGCGCTGATTGTTGCGTCGCTGGTCATCTTGCCGTAACGGTTCATGCAGTAATAGGCAAGCTGCTCTAATCGCCACCAGCCGCCGTCTGCCATTGCCTCCAGAACCATTTCGCGGATGCTGGTGGGCGCTGTGAACTTCATCTCCTGCTGTATGCCGGTCATTGCGCGGCCTCCCGGTGAACCTCATCCATCAACGCCCCGCAGACGCGCACACCGTCAGGATTGTTATCTGTTCGCCGGTCGCGCGGTATGCCATTGCAGCGCCGGGGCGCGTGGTCATCGGGAGGTATCCAGCCGGAGCGGTAGACCCCGCAGTCCGGGCAGCGGTAGTGAACCAAGACGGTCTGATGCGCCATTCTCGCACGATTGCGGCGGCTGAGAGCGCAGACGCCAACGGTTGACAAGATCGTGCCGACTTCGGGGAAGGCAAGCTCGCCCTCTTCCCGCGGCAAGTCCTGAATCATCTCCAGCGCCGATACCACATCCTCAAGGCGTTCTTTGACGAGGCGCTTCGAGTACAAGGTCAGCATGGAAGCGTCCACCTTGCCCGCCCCCCTCATCATCGCCATCTGCGCTAAAGCCATCTTGATCTTGTCTAAGGGATTCGGCAAGAGCTTCAAGGATTGCGTTTCCTGTGCCATTTCGGTTTCCTCGGTTGCTGGTTTGTGGGGGGTGTGCGGTCATGTCATCGTCATAGCGCCCTGCATTGAACCAGCTTGCTGGGAGCGGTATAAAGCGAATCTCTGTGCGCTCGGTAATCGTCTTCGCTTTGTACCGATCGATAGCGGCCATGAGTTGATCGGCGGTTTTCACCTTGAGCGCCTTTTCGATTGCCCGGTAAGCATCCTTGGGGGCTTCGTGCCGGGGGTAGGCTTCGTAGAGGGAACGCACACTCGCCGAAGGTATGCTTCTATTCTTTGTAGTTGAAGTTGAAGATGAAGATGAAGGGGTTAGATTTTGCTTAACCGGGGTGGTTGGATTTTGCTTAACCAAAAGCGGGTTTCCCCCCTGTTTTCCGGCCTCAGACCGGATATTTCGCAGTTTTTCATCTCTAACCATGCGCCGGGAGTAGATCGCGCCTGTTTCCTGCTCCCGGCTTGCTACCCCGGAGGTTAGGAGGGAGGTTAACGTGGTGGTTAGATTTTGCTTATCCAAACCGAGCAAACGGGAGAGCACATCTTCGCTCATTGCCTGCCCATTGAGGATGAGAACGCCGCGCCTCTCGGATTCGTGCATGAGGCAAAGCATCTCCCACCAGACGCCACGGTCATGGAAGCTGAGAGATTGGACGCCCATATCCTTGCGCCAATCGCCGGGATAAAACTGAAAAGCGGGTAGCTTGCTCAATTTTTCATCCTTGGTACGCCATTCGAGCCGCTTAAGTTTGGCGGAGCGGGGCCGGATGAGTGACCCCGCTCAAAACCTTGTCAGGCGACAGGTATCGGCGGATCAGGCCGACATCCTCATTATACCGCGCCGCGCCGAGCCGCGCAAGGGGCTCGGCGCGATGGCCTATGCGCCTTTCAGCAGCTTTGCCAGCATTTCTTCTTTTTCGCGCTTATACAATCCGTAGCCGTAGCCACACAGCGACTCTGCTTTCAGCGGATCGCCGTAGGATGATGCGCCGATCATCCCCAACTCTTCGCCGTCATTTTCATACGAGTCTTCCATGATGACTACGACATTGGCGATCTTGTGCTTTTTGCGCAACTCGCCAAGTTCATCGAAAAAGTCTTCGTGCGCTTTGTTCATAGCCTCCCTGCTTTCATGGGGTTGGCTCATCTCACGGAACAGTTTTGGGTTCAGTCCCACGTTGTACCTTTCTGCCTTTCGGCGGTTGAGGCGGTCACGCCTCCGGGGTTACAGGACGAGGTCAGCGGTAGCGCACTCCAATTCGTTCCGGAGTCTGCGCAATTTACGGCTGGCCTCGTAAACCTCATCCACGAGCCGCTTGTATCGCTCTGGGCAAGTTTCCGGCTCCGGCTCATCCACGGGCGCGATTGCCGGGGCGGATTCGGGCGCTGTGGGCTTCGGGGCGGCTGGCCGGGGCTGTCCTGCGTCCGAGCGCTTCTTGCGCGTCCTGGTGGATGTGGCGGAGGCGATTGCCTTCTCTTGCGCAACCGCGTCCAGATCGGCGGCGCTGGGTAGCCCCGGCTGTCCCTCTGCGGTCGCGGGAACCGTGATTGTGCTGCCTGGAAGTGAGGGTACGGTGGTGACAGTGGGCAAGGTATCGAGCAGGATGGTTGCCTCGGAATAGTTGAGGTGGTAATGGCGCTGGAGGTCTGAGCATCTCCACTCGCCTGCCGGTTTCACTTGAAGCGCCTGCAATGCCAGCGCTTGATAGTCGATTTCTGCTTTCATTGGTTCCTCCGCCTCCAAGTTTTTAGGGCGGGCGTGTGGAGGTCGGTCACGCCCGCGCCGCGCCGCCCTGGTTCCGGCGGCAAGAGGTTAAAGGTTTTGCCGCGCCCACTCGAAATCTTCATCTGTGAGCGCACCAAGTTGCGCATCCGGGTCCGGTTTCTCCTCTTCTTGCATGGAGGCCGGCAGTTCAAACGGGCCTACGATCTGGCGAAGCTCTTCAATCGCCGCGTCCACTTCCGCGTTGAATCCCATCACAGCGGCCTCGATCTTTCCGATAGCCTCCGCGTCGCGCGCGCGCCGAATGACCATCAACTGCATCTCTTTCGGCACATAGGGGCAGTAGGAGATGAAGTCGCACCATGCGCGGCCCGTGATGGAGAAATAGGAGTCGATCTGCGGGATATGCTCTTCCGGCACACAGCGCCCGCGAATCCAGGCTTGATGCGTTCCCGGCTTGGGGCATTTGATCTCGATAAAGCCGTCATCTCCCACCAGCCCATCGACCGAGCCGCCAAAGCGCGGGATGGTGTCGTGCAGGGCAAAGCCCATCTCTTCCACCATCACGCCCTCTTGGTCCTCGTATGCGCCGCGCGCCAAAGGTTCGCGCTCGGTCCCTTCAAGCATTTCCTTGCTCACATAGTTGTCAGATTCCACGCGGGCAGTGAGCAGTTCCGCGATCTTAGTTTTGAGGTAGGTAATTCGAGTTGAACCCGGCGCTCCGCCGCGCTTCTCTCCGCTTTTCAGCGTGCGCTCTTGTGTGAAATCCAGCACGGCCTTCATGTACGAGCCGGAAACCGCGCCCCGATGCGCCTGTAGCCATGCGCTGCTGCCCTGCACTCCCGGTACGATCTTCATCCCCTGCCCTCTTTCCTCAGTTGCGCAATGCGGTCATTCTTGCGCCGGTCAAAGGCGATCCCTAAATCAAATTCACCCGCGTCTTTGGCGGCCTTCCGCGCGGCAAGATAAAGGCGTTCCAATTCCTTCATATCGCCCGCATTGGTGATGTTCTCCGTGTGCCGGATGACCTCTTTCTCGTCAAGCTGGCCCACTGGCGCTTTATGGCCGGATGCGCCGTTGCCATCATCATCCTTTTCCTTGAATCCAAGGTCAAAGATCATGTTTTTCAGGTATCGTTTCGCGTAGGTGATGGCGCTTCCTGTGGCATGAGTACGAGTCATCACCCCGCCGCCCTTGGCGCCCTGCCCATCGCAGGGCATCGGAAGTGGGTAGCGCCGGAAATAGGCTCCCTGACTCAATATGCCGACAATGGTCACCATATTGGGCTGGTCATTAAGTTCCGGCTCAAACGATAAACTCATGCCCTCTTGCTGCATTAAGCCCTGAATTTCCGCGTCCACATCCTCGCTTTTTGCAAACCAGCTTTTTGTGGAGTCATTCCAACCGCGTTTGGCGATGCGCTTCAACTGCTTTTGAATGCGCAAGAGAGAGGCATTGAAGCGGTCCCGATCCTCGTAATCTCGCTGCGTGGCGACCTGGGCAAGGATACGGTCTACAACCTCCAAGCCCTGCCCGCTGTCGAGTGCGGATTGCAGCGAAAGTTGAAGCATCTGTGGCAGGCTCATGGGCGCGATAGCCGTTTGCGCGGGCCTGGTAGCGAGCGCGGTGTCTTGCTGAAAAAGGTCAGGCATTGTCCGCCTCCACTTCTCTGCGCCGTTTCTCATCCATCGCGCGGTCGATGTCGTCGCCCGCGTCCGTCTCCCGGCGCTCACCCGCATAAGGCGAGTTCGCGCCCTGGCCAAATTGGCTGTCGTAGTAGTCTCTCAGGCTGTCGGCGCTCATGCGGTTGCGCTTTCCGTCTCTTCCTCAGACAGTAGCGGTTCGCAGCGGTAGACGGCAGACTTGGCCGATTCGACCAATTCGCAGACCTTGGAACGCTCAATATAAGCAGAAACGGAGATGACATTGGGATCGTATTTCACCCAAACCTCTTCCGACCTGTACTCCTTTTTGAGCGGACGTGGCATGATCTTCACCAAGCCGAGAAATACATCCTTAGCCTTCGGGCCGAGGTAATAGCATGAAAAGTAAATGTTTGGCGACGGCACTTCTGCCGCCGGGTTCTGGTCAAGGCTGTCTGCTAGCTTGCGAAGTTCGATTGCTACTGCACCTGCGGTTGTCATTGTGTTTCCCTCCAAACACAACGCTACACCGGACGGGCGGGGCTGTCAAGCGAAATTTTGCATATATTTTCGCCATGTGTCATTTTTCGCTTGACAAGGTTTCTGGCAGGTGCTAGCGTTCAATCATGGTCAAAGAAACTTCAACACGAATCGGTATCAATTTAACCCGCGAGGACAAATCCGCACTTCGCCGGGTCAAACGAGAGCTTGAGCCGACATACGGCAAGCTCACCACAACTGCTGTCATTCGGATGCTGATTCGTTTCGGTGTCCTACGTGCGCCAGAAGTTGACCGCAAGGCAACCGCGCCGGGAGGGGAATGATGAGGGCAACCGTTACAAATAGCGCCCTGATCGAAAGGCGCGGCAGGGGACGGTATCCCGATGTGAGCATCATGTTGGAGTCAGATAACGAAATGGAGAAGGCTATTCTTCGCATGGCTTACGCAGGGAAACGCTCAGTCTACATTTATGCAAGCGGAAATGCGGCGCGGAAGGAGGAGTCATGGGTAACATGCAGGTAGGTCAAAGGGAAGTGAAGCAGGACGCTCCCGTAGTGGGGGCGCTGACACGCGAAGAGTGGGAGCAGATTCGTGCGAAGGTTATACCGAGTCTTCAAGATTATGAAATATCCGGAACGCGTTGGGCTATCGACAATGTATTGAAGCGCCGCCCCGTCACCGGCTTCACGCTGGAGCAAGTGTGGGAAGCAATACTCGCGGAGACAACAGACCCGATGACGCCGCCATTTTATGACTTGGCGAGTAGAGTATGCAAACGTCTCGCGCCCAAGCCCGAGACGGCGGAGCAGATTCTTGCGGAGAAGATTGTCAAGCAGTTGACCTGCATAGACCTGACAGATGAAAGCTACAAGGCCGCAGCGATTCAAGATATTACGTGTATGATCGCCGCGCTGGAGAAGGAGGCCGCTCGTGGATGAGTTGAAGATACCGGATGCACTGTACGATGAACTCGGCAAAGAGTTAAACTTTGCGTGGATGAAATACGATAAAAACTTTGGTGGTCCACCACGAGGAACTATCACACAACTCAAGGCGCTTTTACGCCTAACAAAAATTCCTGAGCGCATCGCCCGCCTGACAGAGGAGATTGCGGTGCTCAAGGCGCTGGGTGTACCACTAAGCGGAGATGAGATTTACGCATATTGGATTCCAGAACCGCGTGTTATGAGTTTTAATCAAATCATCAAAGCCCGTCTCGCCGCGATGCAAAAGGAGGCCGACTGTGGCAAATGAGTACATCAGAGTAAGCGTCATGTCCTTCATTGCTTTGGCCGAATACTTCTTCATCACTTGTTGGGTGAGAGGAATCAAAAATGTTGAGCAGCGCCAGCTTAAGATAGCTTCACTTGAGGCGCAGGTGAAGGCGCTCAAAGATGACGAGATCGACATGTTATCTGCGGTGTCTCAATGCTGCATGAAATGGCAGGTTCCTATAATTGGTGAAAAACTAAAAGAGCTTAAAGAAGCCCGTCTCGCAGCGGCGCAAACTACACCCTCGAAAGAGAAGCCGTGGGGATTTTCTGAATCTTTAGAAGTGTTACCAGCGGCGCAGAAGGAGCCGAAGCCATGAGCAATAAGCCTGTTTTATCGTGCCTGAATTGCGTTACGCCGACGAATCTGTGCCTATCCTGTCGCGGATATTCTCTGCACGAGTTTGCAAAGATCAAGCCAGCGCCTGCCGCTGACAAGCCGAAAGAGGAGCCGAAGCCATGAGCCTTGAAGCCGTCAATGCGTTTCTGTGGGCACTGCGTTTCATCCTTGCCTGCATCATCGTGTTCATTGTGGGCTGCATCTGGAATTGCGCGAAAGGTGGGCGGAAGTGAGCAAGATACTCAAAAAAGTTTCGCTGAAAACGCGCGTCCATGGAATCTATTCAGCCATGGCAAAACGATTCGGGCCGAAATACTGGAAGTCCGGCAAGCGCCAAGGGAGACTCAGAGAGCCGGGTATCCAGCTTCCCTTTAGCGAGGCCGAATTACTTTCCGGGATGGAGAGAGCGTTCCCTGGCGGCGCGGCGCGAAATTGCCCCTATTGCGGGGCGGCAATCGACCCTTTCAGTTGCACTCTTGACCACGAGATTCCGATTACACGCGGCGGATCGCTGGGACTGGAAAACATTGGGCCGATTTGCGCGCGGTGCAATGCTCTCAAAGGGGAGATGAAGCCAGCCGAATTTCACAGTTTCCTTGTTTGGCTAAAGATAGTTGGACCGGCGGCGCGCGCGGATATTGAAAAGCGTCTGCTCTCTGGCGGCATGGGAATGAGACTGCGCTATTACGGGATTCGAGAGAGGAGTCAAGGATGAAAGAGACAGGGATTTTGTTTACCCCGGATAACATCCGCGCCAAAAAGCATCCGTGGTCCAGTAACCCGTATGTGTGGGCGCTGACGTTCAAGGTGCTACGATGAGCGCCCAGGCAATCGCAGGATGGGCGCTGGTCGCGCTCTTTGCCGTCTCCCTGCTTGCGGAGGCGCTGAGACGGCGTGCATTTCGCCGCAATCACATAACGCTCTCAGAGTGGCTTGCAGGGATGCGTGCGCTACCGCCTCTGCCGCCGCCTACACGCACGCAAGAGGGCGCGGTGGGTGGGGACTGACAGCGGACGAGGCAGAGGCGCTACGGCGCGAGATTGACCAGATCGGGAGGCAGGAATGAACGAACTGAATGCAGGCGAAGAATCTGTGATGAAAGAAACATTCAAAGCTACGATGCTGAGAGCGGCGGCTATCATCGACGCTATCACCGCAGACGATGTGACCGATGCGCAGATGGCCCTGTACCACACAGGGGTTAAATTGCCAGACTTGCAGAAAGTTGACCGCGCCTTAATAGCTAGTTGCCATTTGCGAGCGTGCGTAGATGAGAACTTTGGGGAGGATGAGCGAGCTAGAGCCGAAGCAATCCTGTCTAATTTGCAAAAGCAGATCGGGAGGCAGGGATAATGTGGAGCAAGCGTCCAAAACCGGGAGGAAAGGGATTGCGTTGCACTATTGACGTGCAACGAGACGGAAAGTGTGTTTCATGCGATAGACCAGCAAAAAGATTCAGGATTGCGTTAGCCCCCGTTGCCCACTGGATCGCTCCTCTAAAACCTGAGTCTATGGAAATAAATGCGTGCGTAGCTCACTTGCAAAAGCTAGGTGAGACTGGCGCACAAATTGAGCGTGTGGATATGCGTAAACGCAAGGACCGCGCATGACCCTCACAGAGTACCCATTGCGCGAAGTGGTCAGCCGGGTTCCATGCCCTTCGCCGTCCGCCTACGACCGCGAGACGCTTTCGTGCGGGCATTGGTGGAACGTGTATCATTCGGAGGCGGCTGTAAAGCGTAGGCGCTGCCATTTATGTATGCCAATACCACCAAAACCAGAGAAGCGCATGACCGGGCAGTTGACGCTGCTGATGGAGGGGGAATCTTGAAAGCACCGTTTCCTTGGTTCGGTACTTGCGCGTTCCTGCTGAGGATTGCGCTCTGCGGTTACGAGGGCGAGCACACAATGCCGGATTCTTGGGAGTGCATAGCATGGAAGGCTAACGGCGGATATGCCACTTCGCAAGAGAACAGCGCCAAAGAGCGCATCTGGTTCAGCCCGCATTGCATCAGTGGAAAGCAAGGGAGCCTATTCGCATGACCGCCCGTATCCGCACCGCGCACGGCACATTGTTCCCGCTCAAGGTGGGGCGTCTCTCGGCAGTCGAGCGCGTCATTGCTGGCCACGTAACCGTGCGCATTGACAGCAAAGGCTATCTTGTCTTCAAGAGCGGCATATACCGGGATATTCGAGTTCATGTCGCGGTAGCACAGGCGCTCGAATATGACCGGACACACACGTGGGATGATCTATTCGATCAATCCGCTTCCCTTAAACTGCGGAAGGATTTAGATGTGCATCACCGCAACTCCCGCAAGCTCGACTACGAGCCTGACAACTTGCTCATCATCGGCCATGCAACCCACGGATGGCTTGAGGCATGGAAGCATACCTATGTGGATATGATTATTGCGGAGCGCGAGGCCGAAGCTTGGGGAGAATGGAACGCTACGTGCGGGGGGGCTTAGATGAAGTTCCATTTTAAGGCTTTAGATTTGTTTTGCGGCGCTGGTGGCGCTTCGATGGGGTTGCATCTTGCCGGGTTCGACGTGACCGGCGTAGACCTGTCACCACAGCCTCGATACCCCTTCAAGTTTATTCAGGCGGATGCGCTAGAGGTAGACTTGGACGGCTACGATTTTATCTGGGCCTCCCCACCATGCCAGAGGTACACGCCGGGAGCCGCAAAGTGGGGAACGTCTGAGAATCATCCGCACCTGATTCCGCCAATTCGAGAGCGCCTGTTGAGCGCCGGGACGCCGTTTGTAATCGAGAATGTCGCTTCGGCGCGGAAACATCTGCTAAACCCCATCATGCTCTGTGGTACGATGTTCGATCTGGGAGTGTTCCGGCATCGCCTCTTTGAATCATCATTCCTGATGCTCCAGACAAGCCACCACGCGCACGTTGGAAAAATTGGCGACGGGAAGTATCAAACCGTGACAGGACACGCTGGAGGGTCAAGCAAGCGCGATGGGTGGAAGGCCGGGGGCGTGGCTGAATGGCGCGTTGCGATGGGCATTGATTGGATGGTGGGAGATGAACTCGCTGAATCCATCCCTCCAGCTTACAGCCGCTACATCGCAGACCAATTTCTCGCGCACGAAAAAGCGGGCAAACCCGAAGGCTGACCCGCTCTGCTCTGACGCTGACTCCCTTCGTTGGATTTACGTACTTCTCCACAAAACAGCTTCGGCTTCGCGGCGAGTCTTGAGAGCAGCGGATTCCTTGCCTCCCGCGTGATCCCAGAGCAGAAACTCCTGGGCCGCACCGTCATAGTTGCCTTTGTTGAGCTTCTCCAGGAGGGTAGATCCGGCTAGGCGCGTCGCTCCCAGGTTGAAGCAGAAGTCCACCAGCGCGTCGTACTGGCCCTGGGTCAGCGGAACCTTCACCAACCGCTGAACGGCCTGCTCAGCGTCGAGAACGTCGCAGAGCAAGAGGTCGGCAGCCTGTGCTTCATCGATTCCGTTGGGGAAGGATTTGAAGGGCAGGAGACGATGCCCATAACCAATCGTCGGAAAACCAGCCACATCCAAATAGACGCGGCTGCGAAATCCCTCAGATCGCTTGAGCAGATCCATTCCTTTGTCGCTGAATTGCATAGTGCCTCACTCCTTATTAAATTCAAACCGTCAAAACCATAATAAGAGAACGTATCTTGCTGTCTTATTATGACTTGTTTATTTAAGCGCAATCCCCTTTGTGCCTCCATTAGCTACCAGACCCATCCATGGTGCTGCGCTTTGGGCCGTGTATTGTCCTGATCTTGCCGAACATATCGCCTCATCAGCCGAGCGCGTTGCCGCTTGAGAAATCGTCGTATGCCGTTTGATACCGGGCCGATGCCGCATTGATGGAGAGATTCAGTTTTGTTCGGCTCTTTCATTCTTCCTCCAAAAATCAGCCGCCCCTTGCAGAGCGGCTGTATGCGCGGTCCTCCACCGAAGGAGACAGGCTTCTGCTGTTGGCAAGTTTGCCCGCGCAACCTGTTAGGCCGTGGGCGCATTGGCGGGCAGAGCGATCAACTTGGCGATCTCTGCCTGGGCTGCTGCGATTCCGGCGTCGTCAATGGCGTTTGCCGCTGCAAGAATGTCCGCCAGCGGCTTGAGTGCGTCTTGGTTGGATTGCTGAATGCCTTCGTAAATCTTGCTGAAAAGCTGAATGCCGAGGGCTGCGAGGTTTGCAATTTCGATGGGGTCCATGTTATTTGCCTCCGAGCATGGTTGCGATGACATTCAGTGCCGTCTTTGCACCGATCATAGCCAGTGCAAAGTCCTGCTTTGCCTGAGCGGATTTCAGGTGAAGAGCGCCATCGGTCTGCAACTGGTCGATGGTGGCAATGGCCGAAGTTGCACAGGTGGCCGCTGCCGCGTCCGTGCCAGCCGATCCGATGCAGGTGTTGGTTGTCTTGTCCAGCCGGTAGACTGTCTCAACCGATTGCTGAATGAAGAGATGGTCCTGCGCCGGGATCACGCCCTGGTTGTAGGCTAGAATTTCGCCTTGCTGGAATCCCTGCACGACGATCATGGCCTGTTCTGAGGCTGTGGCCGCTTTCTGGAGTTGCGATTGATTGGCGGGGCAACCCGTCAGTGTGATGCAGAGGCCAACTGCGAGCGCGGCCAGTAATGCGAATCGTTTCATGGTGTTCCTTCCTGCTGTGCGCCGGGGCGCGGGTTAAACGTGCATCGGCGATGTTCCATCTGGCGCCGGCGTAAAATCGAGATACCAGATGCTTCCCGGCACAAAGGCGTCGATAACCGGCTTCTTTGTGACACACATGGTGATGGAGCCTGTCGGCGTAGCTTCCGCAAACTGCTTGTCTTCCGGTAACGACGTTTCACGGCGAGCCTTCAACTCAACTTCCGTAAATCCTTGGCTGTAGTGCTTGGAGCTCTCAACTACGAATTTTGCTTTGATGTTCACGATTTCCTCTTTTCTGCGGGTTGTGCTGCGGGTTAATTGCTGATGCCGAGGCCGCACGCGATTGCCAGCGCCGCCATAGCGAGCACGATCGCCAGCACGAAATACAGCGGTCCACGGTTCATTGGAGCCTACCTCAAGAAAACGATACAGGCCCACCATGCAATCTTGCACGCAACATGGATAGCCTGATCATGGTTGAATGTTAGCTTGCCTTCGCACTTGCACCAATCGGTCACGAGATGCACAGTAAACTCGCACATTCCGATAGTGAAGCTCCCGGTGATGAGCGCGACCGCCCCGGCATGAATTATTGCGTGCGCAATGAGGCATTGATACCACGGTACGCCGGGAAGAGGGTTGCGGTGATTCTTCCCCTTCGCAAGAAAATCACCCTGCAATGGATAGTCGCAGAGTGCGTGCGCGGCGAGAAGATAAAGCAGGAGAATCGGGTCCATTGCAGCCTCACTCCTCATAGGGCTGGTATGCGAGAGCAGCAGCCATACCCAACAGAATCCAGATCAAATAGTGCATTGCGGCCTACTTTCCCTGCGCGGCGTCCACTTCGGCGCTGGTTGGCGTGTTGGGCGCTGCATTGATGTCCCGCGCCGTCGCCAGAGTGCCAGCGGGCGAGCTCGAATGGCTGTTCTTGGCAACCGCAATCGAGGCCAGCACGATCAGGCTTGCGATTTGAGGATGAGCGGCCAGAGTGGTTTTGATCCAGTCCTGAATCGCCGGGTCTGCTGCGATGAGTCCTGCCAGTCCGATGGCCGCGGCGATGACGGTGTGAGTCGTCCAATTTTTGCTCTTTGCCCAAGCTACGATGCTGTTCACGATTGCTCCTTTGCTTTGCGTGCGGCCCGCGCCTCTTCGATGAGTTGTAGCAAATAAGCACCGAGTGAAAGCCCTGTTTCTTCGGCCTCCACTCGGTAGCGCTTGCCTTGCGCTGGGTCCATGTTCGTGATCTTGACGTACCTGTTTTGCTTCATAGGGTAATTGTGCCCCACTCGCCTCGCGCTGTCAACTATTATTTCGCGCGGTCAGTTCGGCGTCGATGGCGTCCAGGCGCACGTCGATGGCATCGCTTTCGGCTCCGGCGAGCTTCTGCCCGTACAGCGTGGTCAGGCGCTCCTTTTCGGATTGCAACGCGGCGGTGGTCATCTCTGTGACCGGTGTGGCGCATGGGATGACTGGTTCGGGCGCAGGAATCGGTTCTTTTTGCATGGTTTATCTCCCGTTGGCGTAAGCGGTTGGGTTGTTCAATGTGTCTTGCGGAGGATTGGCTTGCTGTGCGGTCTGGTAAACTTCGCCGCTCTTCAACTGGCGGCGCCCTTCCAGGTAAACGAACGTCCCAAGGATAAACGACAGCAACGTGATGATTAGCCCAAAGAAGGCAAACCACGCCATGATGAGATTGTTGCGGCGAGTAGCCTCGGCATCGGTTTTGGCGAGCGCGTCTTTGATCTCCCGGTCACGCCTGTTATGAAAGTCGGTTTCAGCATCTTTGGAGGCCTTGTATTCGGTGATAAAATCGCGCACTTCGCCGTTGACCGCGCGCACTTCATCGGTGAAATCGCGGAAGTTGGATACGCCTTTTTCGGTAAATTTGATGCGCTCTCCATGCTCGGCTGATGCAACCGAGAGAGCTACCAGCATTTCAGTCATCTTTTCAGCTTGCATATCCATCATCCTCGCCTCGCTATGCTCCCCGCCGTTACTGCGGGGCTGCGTCCATGCTCCGCTTGCAATCCTTTCGTGCTAGGCACCATAGCGCCGTCAACTGCGTTACTGAAGCCGCTCCACCATTACCCAATGACTCCAAACGCCGCCGGTGTTTGTGCCGCTGAGTACGTAAGTCCCAGCCTGGATGGCGGTGCCTGATGCGACATTGAACAGTGCCGTGCCATAGGTGCCAACAAGGCCGGTGGCTGTGCCGATATTTGTGTATGAGATAAGCGTCTCATTTGAGGCAAGTCCAAGACCACCCGTTTGAGCGGTACCTGCTATTTGCTGGACTACGTACGAGGTGGAGCTTGCTGTTGTTGTATACAACCCTCCGGTCACTCTAAAGCGCCCGGCCACGGTAGGAGTGTAGATGGTAGCCAATGCTCCTGCCGGGGTAGTTTCACCTGTGACCAACGCACCACTATAGACGGTACAGGGAAGGTGGTCGTAGCCGTCCAGGCAACCGAGAGTATTTGGAGAAGCAATAATCTGGTTGCTGGAGTTAGTGGAAACGGCTTTAGCGGATGCCGGAACCGCAGCCCCATTGACCTGAGTCGCGTTCGAGCCTGGTGTTACCCATGTCTGAGTGGGATCGCAGAATTGCCCTGCGCTTCCTATCGTTGGGTTACACAGTATGGGTGCGTTTGCTGTGTTGTCAATTGCTGTTGTGGTGGTAGTCGTCGGTACGCCTGCTGCCGATACTACCGCACCACCGTTATAGGTGAGTCCAAGACCAAAGACATAGAAATCCGCCGATGTGCTGAGGCCGCTCCCGGCGACAAGTTCCACGAACCAGTCATCTGCGGTGCTCACAGACACGTCTGTGCGCGTAAAGTAGGTCCATACTGATGAAGAGAGAGTGATAGGACCGTATCCACTTGTCAGGTTTCCCCAATCTACGATTGGAGAGCCTGTCTTGGCCTTAAACCACCCGCTCATTGTCACGGTATGGGGATTGGTGCGGCCTGATTTAATCTGTTGCCACAGGGATATGTCTCCCGGCGTCACATCACCATTTAGGTCCATCACCACTTCCTGCACCGTTCCCGTGTTGCCAAATGGATCAGTTATTGCAGGGGCGTTTGTGATAACAGGAGCCAAAGCGGTTCCTGTCTGAGTTGCGGTCCATGGGCCTAACGTTCCGGTACCTGATTGCAGTAATGCGTTTTCTCTCTGTTGTCCGATCTGATAGAGTTCTTGCCACGCATACGTTCCGTAGGTGGAGTTTGCTACATTACACTCCAACACACGGTCGGCGCCAAGTGTGCCAGTACCCTTTTCGGTATATAGAGTCCCAACTAATACGGGATTTGTGCCAGCACCGCAGTTAGGCCGCGCCAAGGTGGAGGAGTCGAGGAATCCATTTGGTGATGTTACCGGATATGGACCAGCAAAGTGCGCTGGATCATTTCCGTAACTCAATGGAACTGCTTGCGTTGTAGTCTGCACATAGTCGCTATCGTTCTGCGAAATCTGCGCCATGGTCAGATAGACAGTCATGGTGGTGCTATAGATTGATCCACCATTTAAGTACAACGAAATTCCTGCCCCCGTAGTCTGACTACCGTTTGAATACTTTAGTTGTGTCCAGCCATTGTAAGTGCCGCCACAAGTGATCTCCTGAAGTGCCGAAATGTATGCTACTGAATACAAGATAGGACACGATGTTGGCATGGCGTAGACTGTATAAACTATCCCGTGTGGATTTGGCAGCGTTATGGATGCTGCTTGCGTGTAAGCCAATGTAGCCGAGTAACCACTGGTGTTGGCTCCCAAAGTGAGTGTCACAGCATATGCAAACCCCGGCTGTCCATTGGGCAGCGTGACGGCAGTCGGTGTCGAAGCAACAGTTACAGATGATCCAGAGCCTACCGCAACATGCGCCCAATTGTTTGGATTCTCACTCCACAATCCATCGTTCTCGATGGGCTTTCCTCCGCCAGCAACGGTTGTTGGCGTTCTAGGTCCATACGCACCTGTACCACCATAAAGAGAGTAGTCATAGATAGGCGAGTAAAGTTGTGTCCCCTCGATGTTTAAAATCCCACCATTGTTTACAACCGCTGGATGAGGAGTGTCCGAATGAACTCCATCTGACGCAGTGATCTGCGGATACCACGTGTTATTCCTGATCGTCGTGTTAGCAACCATCTTATCGACGAGTAGGTTAGGCTGGCTGTTGGGATACCTGTTAACGTCGACACCGACATGACTATCAACAATTAAAGTTCCGTTTGGAGGGTTGTACGGGTCTGTGCCATCGATGTAAATGTTCGCATTCACTTGAGGTTGACTTTCCGCCCCTGCCGACTCGACACGAGATATCGTAATCCCCGGTCCACCACGTAGATGGATAGAACTTGACTGACCTTCTACTGTCATATTTTCAATTACGTTACCAACAGCACCTTGCACAGAGTCAAGACTTAGCGCATCCCCAAATGGGTTTATGTACATCCCGCCGTCAAACACAAGCTTGTCGCCACTATGCTGAAAGTACAGTCCGTTATATAAATGAAGGTCTTTGAAGTGAGAGTTGAACGTGCATCCATTTGTGTCGGCCAGGTTGTCCATAAAGATGGAGCCGAAACCCGCACTCGTTGAGTGAATAAGTAAATTGTCCAACTGCAACATTGGGAGCTCCCCCGCCGTGCAATCCAGCCCAAGAACATCTCCACCTACTGTAGTGGCTGTGATATCAGGTGCAGTTACGATCTGGATAAGCGCATTCTCCCACTTGACGCCATACATATTCGAGCCGTTTGGAGCCATCCGAATTGCGAGCATAGTAGCAGTTGCAGTGGCCGTGTCAGCCGTTGTGCTGATAGGAGTGAGCACGAGCATCGGAACGATGAATTGAAACTGGCTGCTGCTTAGTCCTATGCTAGATACAACAAATCGCATTCCGTTTAATACAGAGCAACCACCTGTAAATCCATTAACGAAACCGGTCCACTTTGCTACAAATGTGTTTGCTGCTGTGATAGTGGCAGTTGAAACTGCTCCTACAGTAGCTACACTGCAAGCGGTCACGGACGCCGTTGTGGGTGCGGGCATCTGGAAGTTAAGCACACCGTGTTTTCCTGCCAGCGACACCGGGCCTGTTATGAGAAGTGCCTCGGTTGCTGTGGGCGACGGCGGCAAGACGTTGCAGTGTATATCTTCTGGTAGTTGAAGACTTGCACGGCCATTGGCAGCGGCGTTGGCTTCGAGAGAGTTGATCAAGGTCTGAAGTGCATCGTGATCTATATTGTTATTACCGTTGGTGCAGGATACGGATTTGGAATACGCAGCGACCGTAGCGCCCGCCGCAACGGTGCCTGAGAACGATGCACTGGTGCCGTTGAGTGCGCCGGTCATCGTGTCGCCCGCTTTGTTGACAGGCGTGTAATTCCCGCAAGTCAGCACGCCGCTGCTGTTCGTGGTCAGAACACCACATGATGCTGCAATCGAAGCGCCGGAAAAGATGTTCGTCCACGCACCAACCAACGTGATCGCGCCCGTGCCGCCATTGGCTACTGAAACTGGAACAGAGACGCTTGATTGCGGCGTATAGGTAAACGGTCCATAGGTTCCATAACTGCTCGCAATCCAATAATCTACGATTCCTCCGCTGTACCAGAAGCCCAGATTGGACGTGATTCCTGTCGATGCTGTGCAAGTGCTGCCCGGAAACTGCACAAGCGGAGTTGCCGCAAGACAAGGGGTTCCTGCTGTCGAATCCGTATACGTGGTGATCGGCGCGGCTTGGCACGCGGCAAGTGTGGCGCTCGGATGCGTGCAAATGTATGCAGTAGAATTGGCAACCCAAAGCGCCTGTGGGAGCGGTCCACCTGTTACCGGCACGTTGGGGCCGGATGTGAGCAGGGGAACATCCACGCGCACGGCCTGAGCGTATACTTTTTGAGAGGGCGCAACAAAGCAAATGCTCATTATTATCGCAGCAATCTGCATGATGCTGGCAATCATCCTTCCTGTCATTGAAGTATGGCAGGAAAAAGATTGGCCGCGTTCCACTGCTTTTAGTTCTGTTTGTCTCATCGCGCTTGCGCTCCTGTGCGTTTCTGTTTGAGATAATCCGCTACCGCTTGTACGCCTGGGCTTATTACTGCGCGCCCGATCTTGGCTGTTGCCGGCGAATACAAAACCCTCGCCAAAGCCATCTTTGCCGCTGGAGCGCTTGCAATCTCCGGCGCAATTAAACCGGCCATTCCACCAGCAACCATCCCCGGCAATCCCGCCGATCTTGCTCCGCCAACCGCTCCCATTGCCGCGCTTGTCAAAGCTCCGGTACGCGCTCCGACTCTGCCCATAATGTTTCCAGCCACGGAAGGATCGTTACGCACCAGCGTTTTGAGTCCTGTCCGCGCCGGAATCAGGTTGTGCATCAGTTCATCGGCTTCTATTGATCCAGGAACCTTTTCGTGAAGCTCCGAAGTCAGACCGCCATAGCCCTCTTTCGCGGCGGCTTGCGGCGCATCATTAACCACCTGTTTCCATCCACGATTGCCGACAAAATTCTTGCTGAATCCCCGCCGTGCATCAAGAGCTTCGTAGGGGGTGAGCATAGGAGCACGTTCAGGCCCATATTCTCCATGTCCATGCAGGAAGTCGATAATCCCTTGAATCTCCTTTGAATCGCCGGGAACCCTTTGCTGTGTGGCTACTCCGAGAGCATCTTGCAATGGGCGTTCTGCCCGTTGCGTTAAAATAATCCGCGCCGGTTCTGACGGTGGAGGAATTGATGCACTCATCTCAGGACGGCGATACAAAACACCCATTCGCGTAGTAACCTGCTGAGGGTTCTGGAGCGGAGTAACGCGCCCGCTTAATTCAGGGTGCTCTGATCCGCTCAAATAGTGAGGGTTGGAAAACGGCAAATCTTCGATGCTACCACCTTCGCGGCGAAGTTGAAATGGTTCCTCTGGATTCACTTGAGCATCGAAAGCCATTGGGTGCATTCTTGGATTACGAGGAGACGGCATTGGCGGAAGAGGAATTTCTTCACGCGGAGGCATAAGAAAACCCCTGATATTTGGAGCGGGGCGCGTACTCGCCGCTGATACCGCCGAATCAAGATTCCTACCAGCTTCGCCGATCTTCCCTTCCACACCCTTTAGAACGGTTGTGGGGCGGATGCCTGTTGTATGATCCAGTACCGCCGCTGCTGTGTCATGGCCGATATTTCCAGGGATTGCCGAGCGCATCAGTGGGTTGGCAAGCATCCGGCCACCTTCACCGAGAACTCCCATTCCAGCGCCAACCGCCCCGCCCACAGTTGGACTCTGGCGATTCATGCCGCTCATGGTCGCATTGCTTACTGCGGACGTGCCAATCCGGGCAAGAGGGCGAAGAATTGAAGGCAACTCTTCGATTGACCGCCCCATCATCGACTCAGCTTTTGCCGGAGCAAGATAAGAGGCCATCTCCGCGCCAGTGCGTCCAAACGCTTCTCCCATATTTCGAGGATGGGCAAGCTCATCCAACTGCGCTTGATGGTGCTGCATGGATTGGTCAAAGCCTGATCCGCTCACGCCAGGAATCATCTCAAGCGCTTTGCGCCCAAACGCATGAGCGCCAGAAAGCAAGTTTGCTCCCTCGCGCAGAACGCCAGTTCCAACCTGTCCGGCTGTTGGATTGACCGTCGTCACGCCGGGTCCATAGTGGGGCGATGTTCCCTGCCCTTCCGGTTGGCCGGTATGTGCTACACCAGTCGCGGGCGCATCACCGCCTTGGGGCGCATTAACGGGCTTTCCCTCTGCGTCCCAAGCGGTTACAGCCGGGGCGGATACAGGCTTACCTTGAGCATCCCATGCGGTTACTTGTTGGGCGGCAGTTGCCATTGTTTAGCCCCCTCATTCCATACCGCATTCGCCGGTACTCCAGTTGGTCGTGTTGGCGCTGCCCCGCCCGTCGCGGCTGGTTGCTGGCCGTTCGGTCCTTTTATCGGCCTGCCAGTTCCGAAAGCGGGTTTTCCTTGCATCCCGGTTTGATATTGCTGGTACATTTCAAAGGCTTTTTGATCCAGCAGATCGTGATTCTCGTCAATGAATCCCTTGATCTGCTCTGGCGAGGATGCACGATTGATATTGTCTTTTTGCTCTTTGATTTCTTGATCTGTCGCGCCTGTCACCTTCGCTACGTTGGCAAGTTCTCCAGCGAGCATAGCTTTTACCGCGTTCACGTTCGTTGGCGCGGCAGAACCAAATTGCTGCTTGAATGCGTTGTCTAGCTGGTTCAGTCCTTGCACGTCGCCATTTTGGAGAGCATCCATCGCCTTGCCAAGCAGGTCCAGGTGATCGTTTGCCGTGTTGTACGCGGTAATCGTTTGGCCGCCCTGCCCAGATGTCATAAACCTTGACATTCCAAGCGCTGTGCGGAAATTCATGCTTTGTGGACTAGACGCCCCGCTTTTGATGGCATGGCCTGAAAAATCATAGTGAACCTCTCCATCAGGTCCGAGAACCTGCACAGGCCGGAACTGCGCAAGGGCCATCATGCGCTGCACGCCAGGTTGTATTTTGGTCTGGTCAACCCATTTGGAATATGCGCCAAGATACGCATTTTCTTCTTGAGTTCGCGCCTCCGGCGGCTTCTCCATGAGACGAATTGCCCTGTCGTCACGCTGCTCTGGCTTGAGGGCCGAAACTTTCTCTCTGGTGAGATTGTTTGCGTCGGCTACGTCCTGCCGCCCCTGCACAGTCATCCCGGTAGTTTGGATTTTCGTGCTGTTGATTCCTGATTGTTTGGCGAGAGCGGCGCGGCTGGCAGCGTTCAGCATGGTTCCAACCGGAACGCCTAAGGCCGTCGATTCCTCTTCTGTAGTAGGTGTCAACTCAGCAGCGCGGGCCTGTTGCTCGTGAAGATCGCCCTGTTGCTGCGCTCCCGCCGTCTGCGCTTCCTTCTCCGCGTTGGCCTCACCCTCGTTCACATTCTGCTGTGCCTGCCCCAAGAGCATATTGTGATGACCTTGCGTGCCGGGAATCATGCTCTCAATTCCGCGCCCGATGCCGCCCAGGTTGCCGGGAAGGTTCGACAGGATCGTGTCGCCCACGGTGGCCAGCGTTTGAAGCGCGTGTCCAAGTACCGGGTGATTCGGCATTTTCTGTGGAATCTGCGAAATACCGGAGCCGGTGTTTTGCAACCGCGCAACCTCATCTTTATTTCCAGGCAATGTCCCGACAGGGGCTTTTACGGTAGGCAGATTCAGCCCAAGATTCGGCGCTTGCTGTCCGGGCAGGTCAATCGGCCCCGGCGCTGCCATCTGCGGCTCTAGCGGATTCGTAGGAGGGGGCAGTTGCGGATTAGGCTGAAGCGCAATAGCCAAACTGTTCAAATCTTTAGGGTTTTGAACAAAGGTGTCACCCATTCTGCCCTCCCGGATAAACCAACCCCTTCCAGAAATTGCTCAGGTGTCCCGCGTCATTCAGCGCATTCGTTGAGATTCCCAAATCCAGATTGGCTGCGTTCACATCCTGACCATACAAACCTTCCAGCCCGCTCAATCCCGCCTGCCTCTGATTGTTTTTCAGGTTCGCATTGTTCGTCTGAATTTTAGCATTCGTCTGGCTCAAGTCTTCGCTGCCCTGCCGGTTAGTCTGAGCAATTGCCGCTGGAGCCGCACCAACGTTGCGTGTGCGCGATGCTCTCAGCAAAGCACCGCCTGTAGCCCCTGCGTTCGCCCCACCAGCCGTTTGCTCTGCCGCCGTGGTCTGCGCCGCCATCTCTGTTGGAGAATAGCCCTGCGGGTTGATTGCCTCATTCGTCAGTTCGGGGGTGAGCGTATTGTTCAACCCTTGAGCTTGATTGCTATACATCCCCTCAAGCCCCTGAGCGGTGTTGGAGTTTGCCATCTCCGCGCCCTTGATGCCATTATGTCCGCCCATAGCCGCCTCCGATACTCAAGTCTCTATTTTTGATGAGTTCATCAGGACTCAGCACGGGCGCAACCTGCCCTTGGGTTTGCGGAGCCGCTGTCTGGACGTTGTAGAGTCCTTCAAGTCCAGAGCGTCCATCACCGGGATTTTGCGGGGGCGCGCCCTGCTGGTTTACTATCGACTTGGCTTGATTCAGCCCAGCCTGCCGAAGCATTCCAAGCGCTTTGCTGCCCATCGATGGAGACGCCGCACTTGCCGCTGTTCCCGCTGCGGTTCCTGCGGCAGTACCAGCCCCAGCCGCACCAGCCCCAGCACCAGCACCGGCAGCAGCCGATCCGCCTGCCGCCGCGCCACTACCACCAAGAAGTCCAGCTAGCATCCCCATACGATCACATCCCCTTAATCCATTTTACGCAACGCCATTCCATGATTCGTGCGCCTAGCTTGTGCAGCAACCGATCAAAGCCTTTTGGCACGCTTGGACCCATAAAAGCATAGGCGTTTGATACGCCCATTGCTTCCAGTCGCGGCCTCATCTCAGCGAACAGTTCGCTGAAAGCCACGGCGCGAAATGCGGGAGTTTCCCATTCGTGATCCATAATCAGAAACATCTCGGCAACCTTCAATGCTGAAACCATCACATGAGGTTCGTCGTTTTCGTCCACCATCACCAAAGATTCAAGCAACTCCGGGCTGTCAAGCATCGGCAGAACATACTTCATCGGAGAACGCAGATAGATTTCTTCCAATTTCAGTATGTCGCGCTTTTCCAGCCTACGGATTATCATTACGATCTCCTCGGCGCGGAATTTCCGCGATGTGGAAGCTGCCCATAGCCGCCGAATGGTTGATTGGGATGATTCGTCCCTGATCCCTGCGAGGGGCGCATCGGGGGCGCAACGGCCCCCATAGCCGAAACGCCCACCGGCTGCGCACCGCCGAAGTAGACAGGAGACGACGGCGGAGACGATGGGCCGTAACCGTGATTAGCAGCCCAATAAAGCGGCCCCGGATGGCCGAGATTCACACGAATATCCCGCGCCGGTCCAAGATGGACAGCGTGAGCGTTTGAGAAGTCAGGAGACTCGCTGTAGTATGCGGTGTACTCTGCGCCACGATAGAGGTTCTGATTGTGATCGGTCAGGTAGACGTGATACGTTCCGGCCCCGCCATCCACATGAATCCCGTTGATCTGCGGCGGCGCGGCATTCTGCGCTCCGTCTAAACTTGCATTGGTCTGAGCAGCCACATTGCGCAACTGCTGCTGAACGCCCTTGAAAGCGTCATAAATATACTTGCCCCATAACGGAACCTGTCGGAGAGCTTGCACGTTTGTATCGCTTGCCATTAGAAGCTACCTCCAGAAGTTCCGCGCACTGGCGCATTCGGGTCTTTTTGCATATTCACAACCAGCTTTTGCAATTTCGCCGCGCTGTCGAGACTTGGAGAAACCGGGTTGCCTTGTACCCTGAAAGCGCAGCGCGTCGTGGTTACATTGATTCCAAAGTCAACGTCGAAGAATGGGTCTGACGTGAGCGGAAAGGATGGGCTTGCCGGGAAAGCATTGTTGAGAGAACAGGCTAAAGGTGTCAAATACCATGTTCCCACGCCGGAAATGAAAGCCTGAGCCATCGTGTAGATGTGCCGGTGACTGCCAACCTGCAAGGCGGCTTCCATCTCGTGAGAAACAAAGAAGTAAGTGGTATAGCTCCAGGGGATTGTCCCGAAGTCGTCATCATAAAATTGCGCTGGGTTGAGAATGTAACTCTGCGCCGCGCCCGCATTGTTAGAGCCGCCGAAAACAATCTGCGGCTGCGCGATGGATCCGCGATACATCAACTCTGCGCACATGGCCGGAATCGTCCATTGCGTCCATTTGCGCGTTAGATCGCTGACAATCATTTTTCCGGTAAAACTGATGTGAATGGGCGGATTCTCAGCAATCGCTGATCCGTCAATGTTGCGATAGTCGAGAACGTATACCAGCATCGCGCCGGTTGCTGTAGGAAGGCCGAAATAGCAGCGTTTGCTGTTCTCGAAGTTCTTTACCCATGCCTGGACCGCGTACTGAGCTGGCACAGCATCCCAGATGGATTGAATTTCCTGCGAAACCTTCATCGGCTTGCCGCCAGTGAATATCTGCGCGCCATCCGGCCCGCTCCACATCATCCAATCTTTTCCAGCCGATCCGATTCCTTGCGGGTTGCGCCCGATGGAAGCAATCGAATACGCTCCGCAATTGTCGGCCACGGGGTCCACATCCCACCCGCTTGGCTCTGTCTCGCCATTGTCGGCAGTCTCATGCAGACCGGTCCCTGTCACCATGTAAAGCGTCTTGCGGATGGTTCCAAAGTTGCGAATGGGGCTAAGGTCGTCCTGAGCGCCAATCACTCCGGTATTCTGATCGAATCCGCCAAAGTTATCGGCGTAGGTGATCCATGCCTGATTGTCTAGGTATGGCTGGATAACGGGGATGAATTCGATTTCGTCAATGGTTAGCGTGTGGGCAGAACCCGTTACAGAGTTCGCAATACTGACGGTAAAATCAGAAGGAATCGTAACCGGAGTGCTCGCAAGGAATGCGGCTTCAAGGTAGGCTCCTTGAGCATTCGTCGTCATCGCGCTATTCAAAATAGTCGCTGTCGTGGAAAATGATGTTGAAGCACTGCTCAAAGTTGCTACTAGATTAGCGCCCCCAGCGTTAACATAGGAGGTTGTGATCCAAGCGCGGATTTTGTAGATTATATTTGGCGCAAAAATCGGCGCATTGTTGGAATCCAAGTATGCTGACTGAGAGAGTGACTGTGATTGGTTTGTATTAAATTGCCATTGCCCACCGGGAGGCCGAATCGCATACGCAAAGATTGCGCCCGTCCCTGTTCCTGTCAGGGTCCATCCTTGCGGATTCGTCACCCCCGCCGGGTCCGCATCAAACCCCATATTCAGCAGATTGTTGATTTTGTTCCGTCCACCCCATGCAACCAGGCGATTGGCATAGGTGAAGAATCCGGCGCAAGGGTCAAGCACGATCTGCGCGGAAAGGTTGTTTCCCGGTATGCTAACCGCCGTCGCCGCATAGAGCGTATTGTCGGAGAAGTCCAATAAAACCGATGTTGTGGTGTTGTCGTTAATCTGTGTTGCCGTTGAAACCTGAATACCGTTTACCTGCGCTGGCACAGGGATGTAGTAATAGAATGCTCCGCCTGCGCCCGTAAACTGCAAAATTCTTCCCGCGACATTCGACGAACCAATAGGTATTTGGACAGAAGTATACTGCCCACCATTTGAAACAAATTTTGCCGGTGGCGATGAAGATGTTATATCACCCGACTGGAGAAGATAACTGTATTGCACTTGATGAACCCCCGGCGCGGCTTGACCGAAAGGGGTAACTGTCCCAGTTGTGGCCGCTGTGGTTCCAGACGGACCGTATTGCTGTGCGGTAAAACTTGTTGTGGTGGGAACAGATGTTACAAAAAACTTCCCATCCCATCCAAACGTAATTGTGCCGCCTGTAAAAGTTCCGTCTGGATAGCTTATGGACATGGTGAACGTGGTGGGCGTTGGGGCAGTATCCACAGTAAAATAATTAGGCGCTGGCGAATTATCAACCAAGGGCCAGACCGTAGTCACTGTGCCTGTATCAGATGATCCCGCCGATGTGGTTGTGGTGGAAGGATTCATCCAAAATGGGGTTGATGTGACAACACCTAACACGTCTCCGAGGATTCCCCCTCCAGATGCGGTGGTTACTGATGGTGGAGCGGCACCAGTTATCGTAAACGATGTTGGGGTTGGAATAGAAGCAATTCCAAATTTTCCATTAGCCGCTGTGTTTGTGGTGACGTTGATTAAAACCTGAGTGCCAATCAATAATCCATGAGCAGAATTTGTGGTGATCGTGCAATTTCCACCAGCAAAAGCAACCAGATTGACTCCACCGCCGACCGCTACCCCGCTGACTCCGGTGATTTGTACTTGATTTAATGGGAGTAATCCGTGAGCAGAAGTTGTCGTAACAGTTGCGGTTCCTGGATTCTCTTCATTGTTGATAACAATACTGACGATTCCTCCACCCACCGCAAGTGAACCATTTCCTTGAAGAAGAGCTTGATACCCTACCTGTAAATTATGAGCGGTTGCTGTGTTGCCGGTGAGGATATTATTTGAACGGGAAAGAGAAACGCCAGCCGCACCAGATGCTCCTGTTCCCCCTGTACCCGTAAGTCCCGGATAGGTCCAACCCATCCAATATGACAAAACAACTTTGCTCCCGCTTACGCTGAGAATTGGGGCAGAGATGTTGAAACTGGATTGACTGTTGCCTGAAACAGTCATCGTAGTTCCCACTACAAACGATACTGGAGCAGTGAAATTAACAGTCAGAGTCGTGCTGTAATAGGGAAGATGTGTTGTTACCACTCCCGATTGAGTCATCGTGGATATTGTTCCGGTTGGACCTGCGCCGACTGTGGCGACAGCAACTCCTGGGAAGGCGATGCTCTGCACTACCGGAGCCACTGCGGGGCCGTCCTGAGTCGTGCGCCATAGGTTTGTACCGTCATAGGTGAGCGGAACATCGGCCCCATGCTGACCGTCTGACAGCGCGATATACTCGCGCCCTTGTGCCGTCACAGAACTGGCATAGGTTGCTCCAGCGGACTGAAACAGGGAAGTAGCCGTTCCGGGGCTTACAGATAAGTCTTCAACCCAGAGAATGCCATCATTCCCTGTGAAGTAAAGATTTTTGATGACTCCGCTGGGTGTGACGAAACTCTTCTGATAGGTAATGTCGCCAAGAGATTCGATTGGCGTTGCAAAAACCCGGTTCAATCCGGGGCGAGTAGCAACCGCGCCCGGAGTGAAAACCACATCATTGTTAGCTGGCGATGCGCCTTCCGGCTGGTCTGGAGGCGATAGCTCCGTATTCCAGCCGGAGAACAGACTGAGCGGCACATCGACCGAGCTAACAGGATTTGCCATTCGTCACCCTTACACGAACTTCTTGTAGACAACGCGGGCATACAGATTCGCGGCGTTCACGCTGGCATAGGTGACGTTTCCAAGATTTGTGGCAGCCGCCGCCGCAACCGCCGTGCCGGTAAATGCCGCATTCGTGATTGAGGTTGCTGATCCAGTTGTACTGAAGTGGTTGGCAACGGTATCCGCGTAGACCGGGCCGGTTGTTCCAACGTTGGTATCCACCGGAATGGCGATGCTTCCCGCCGGAGTTAGACCGGCATTGACAAACGCCTGAAGAGCGCCATTTGCCTGCGTGGTTCCCGGAGCGAAAACCCACTGAATACCGGAGGCAAGAGTCCCGGCGGCGGGCTGCTCTCTCACGTCCACAAAAAGAGGCACGGAATTTGAAGGCACAATCCCTGATAGATTCAGCGGATCGCCTGCGGCTGTGCCGGGATAACTCCCGGAAAGGGTGATAGGCACAATAGCCTCAAATACATTGAAATTGTTGATAATAACTGTCGGTGTTCCTGCTGCTGCTGGCATTTTGTTTCCTCTTTTCTTTGGTGAAGAGTTTTATTGCTTACCACGACGCCCATCCGCGATGCTTTCCCGCAGAATATGAACGGCGACGGTGATTGATGCGCTGCCTGTTTTTCATGGTTGTGGAGTTGATGAGAGAGCGCATGGCATTTTTACCATCCGCCCAGAAGCTATTTGCAACCGCTTTCGCCTGCTCGGAACCGCGCGAATATGCAAATTCCGCCGCAATGTAGAATGCCAAAATATCAGCGCATTGGAGCATGGGAATGGGCTGGTTGTACCACATCACCGTTCCCGATGTCACAGCATCCGGCAAAAAACTGGCATAGCGCAACCAGATGTCTTTCTGGACCGTTGCACCGGGCATATAGATCGCATTCCCGTTACCTGGACCAGCGCTGCGCCACTCCCAGCACCGAAGATAGGCTGTTTTTGGACCCATCGGCAGGCCGTCATCGCATGGATCCATCGGCGTGAAAATCTGCGCCGTTCCGGCCATCCGCTCTTTCAAATGCAGAGGAATAATCAAGTCTTGGGGAAGAAGCGGCGTCGTGTAGTAGCTCGTCCCATCAAAGTAAAACGCCTGTCCGAGATAGACCTGGACGGCAGGGTCCGTACTCGAAACCGATGGCAGCGCGGAAATAAACACTTCTTCGGTTTGCGCCGGATCACCATAATTTGCCAGATCGCGCTGAAAGGAACGCCACGCCAGATTGTAGGTCTGTTGCGCATAAGGTTGTGAGTCAGCCAGCAAGTTACCACTCAGCGCCAACGGGCAGTCATTCAACCGCATACGAGCCATGTTCATGGCGGTGTCTACGGAGTCAAATGGGACCGTTGGCGTGGGCGGTGGAACCGGCATTGACTCTCCTTATGCAGCCTTCTTGCTAAACTTCTCCGGGAAGAACTTTCGGGCCAGCACCTCATCCAAAACGGCTCCGCACTGCGGGCAGACAGCGATATTCGGTTTCACATCCGTTCCGCAAGCAGCGCAAGGAACCAGATCAGGGTTCACGTTCATCCAACCCTTTGCGAGCTTGCGGCGGCGGGCAGCCATCCGGTGAAATTCGGTAATGTCCTCGTATTTGTGCTGCTCGTAGTGCTTGTCGGCCTCGGCAATCAATTCATCGAACTTCGCATTGAGTTCCATGGTGGGCAGCACGAGATCGTCTTTGTCGGGGGGCCAATGCTCGATTACAGACACGCCCCAATGACGGAGACTGCCTTCCGGCCTGTATCCGTAACCTTCAAGCAGAACGGCGTTGACGACCTCGATACCGTCTTCCTGCCGGTTCTCCATCTTGTTCATGTCGGAAGCAACCGTTTCGTTGTCCAGCTTTGGAAGCTCCAGAGGATCGGAGTACGGTTGTCCTTCGAGACAAGCCGGAACTACGCGCGTTCCACGGCCTCCGAGTTGCTGTGACCATTGCCACGGCCCTACATTGAAAATGTAGTAGAACGGCCTCGTGCAAAGCTCATGGAGTTGCTTGGGTAGTTTGGGAACAATCTTCCCATTGCGCCGGGTTGCTTCGTGGCTTACCCACTGGTTGACTTCTTCAAGGGTTGCTACGGCCATTTTATTCTCCTGTCAGGGCTGCGATGGTTTCCTTGCGTTGAATCGTGCCGAAGAAGTTGTCCCTCGTCGGCAATGGGGATGATTGGTCAAAACGCTCTACCGGCATATCGCCGCTACGCTTCCAACCTGCGCGATCTTTCCAGCCGGATGCCATGGAAACTACTGCATCGGCTTTAGAAAATGGTCCCAGCGCGTCTTGGAAGATGTCATCGAATCGCTGATCTTGTTCGCGCTGCTGATTTTCAAGTGGGGCCATGATTCCATTTTTCCGCTGAACATCCGTAACGTCGCGGCTCACCTTTAACGCTCCAACGATCTTCGTTATCATGCCGTCGGTTGGCATATAGGGGAAGGTGTAGCAATGCGCATATTCGCCACGATTCGGATAAGGCCCGCAAGTCAAAAGACCGGAATCCGCGTCCCACTGTTCGCGGTTATATTGCTCCGGCGTTCCCGCGTATTCAACCGCAGAGCACCATTTCTCAAGAATCCATTGACCACGGATACCTGGGTAACGAGGAGTCTCCCGATAAGCGCATTCCCCATCCGGCCATTTACCGCCGAGTAGATCGGTGCGCGAATCAGAAAAAACAACCCGATAAAGCGGCTCGGAGTAGGGATTCTCTCCGTACCGCTTCATCGGAACTGTCGGCAATGTTTGAACTGTGCGCACTTAGTACCCCGAAGGCACGGTGAGGTTGGTCGAGAAGAATCCCGCACGCGGATTGTCCATGAACGCGTTGCACCCGGTCCACAAATAGAAGAAAGTGGACGCGTTCAATCCGCCGGTGGCTCCGTACTGCGGAAACACCGTCTGTCCGCCGAACTCAAGGAAGTCGATGGGCTGATTCTCCACACGGCCCCAGCACTTCAGGCATACGCCGTCAATGCGTCCCTGCTTGGCGTGGATGTTGCCCATGCCCTTGTTGACGATGGGATAGCCCATGAACGTCTTTGGGGAGTGCTTTTTCAGCATATCCTCGGACGAATCACCCTTGACCTGGTTCTGGATGATGGAAGCAACCTGAATCGCGGTGTTTTCCCATGCAGCCATCTGATCCGGTCCCATGTTGATCTGGAGGTCCAGTTCAAACGCGGCAGTCGCGCCGAGAGCAATCTGCATCAGGCCGGTCAGTTTGCGGGCGGTCGAAGGCGTAATCGGCTGATTGCCGCCGTTGACATACGGCATTGTGAGCTTGCCGGGGTAGGCCGCGCGGGAGAGGCCAAAGGCGGTGCCGGAGTTTGTCGAGACAGCGGCTTGGAAGAGTCCATAAAGGCCAGAGTTGGCCACGCCTGCCGATCCCTTGACGTACAGTCCATAACCGGCTGTGCATTGCACGCCAAGAGGACCGGAGAGCCATAGAGTTTTGTTGGCCGCATCCACTGACTGAATCGTGAACGAAGTCACTAACGTCCCGCCAGTTGCCGTCCACACATCGATAGGCTGCTGATCCTGGAACTGGTTGGCATTGTTCACGACGATGGATACCGCACCGGAACTGGCCGTAGTTGCCACGGTGTCCAGCATATTGTCGCCCGCGCCCTGAGTGAAAACTGCTTCCATGTAGGTGCGGAAATTCTTCATGGCACGCTTCATGACCAGCTTCGAATAATCCTCGATTGCCTTTTCATTGGCGTTCGTGGAAATCTCGGCCTGCTTGGTCCACTGGCTGCACTGGAAGAAGTAGGTGGGAACCAGCGTCATGAAGTCGGTGATCGGCGCGGAGCCGAGTCCGAGATCGCCGCCGTCAGGCGTATTGGTGGTAAAAGTTCCACCGGCCAGCAACTCAAGCGGGATGCGTGTGGGCCGCGAGGAGACGACTTCAACGTCTGTGCGCGATTCGATCTCACTCCACAGCGTATCGTCAAGTTGATACAGGAGAGTGAGTTGGGGGCGGACCTTCTCTTTTTGAAGGGCAAATGTCTGTGCAACGGTGCCTTGTGCCATGACGAAACCTCTTGGTGAGATTCACGCCACAAGCAGCTTAGCAGCAGCCGTTAGGAAGGGTGCTGAGTTCCCCCCACTCGTGCGATATTTAGGTTGCTCGTCAAATTAGATTTTGCAGGCCGATCCGGTTTCGCGTTACGCCGGGGTGTCCGATCCCCGCTCGACCTGCCATAATCCTCATCGATTTGCAACGATTACAGTATAGCGCAAGGGGCTTACCACGTAACCTTGCGCCCGTCTTTCAGAATTGCTTTGTTGTCCAGAATCATGTCTGCCGTGGTCTTCGAGCGGTCCATCTGCGAGGCTGTCGGTTGCCCATTCACCCGCGTCCAACCCTGCGCCGCCGGTTTCGCTGCCTGTGCCGTTTCGTTTGCCAAAGGCTTCTTGACGATCTGTGGACCCGCGCCCTTGGGCTTGACAGCAAAGAGACGAGCAACGCGCTGCACGATGGCCGGGGTAACGCGATCCTGAAAGTTCTTGACGTGCCGTGAAAGTCCAGCAGCGTCACCACGCGCTTTGAGCCTGTTGAACTCGGAGACGAAAGCCTTATCCTTGCCGGATGCTTTCATAACCTCAGTTTTCACGCGATCCAATACCGCAGTCTTCACATCGGGGTCCGTTGCTGACCACTGATAGCTCTGCGTCATCTCCCGCTCAGTAACAGTCTGGAGTTGTCGTATCCCCTCGTTGCGGATTGGCGAAAGAAGCGCCTTTGTCTCGCGTGCCGCCAATTCCTGCTCCCGGCGCGTCAGTGCTTCGTTCTGCGGGTCAATCTTGCGCTCAGGGGCTTTCTCGCCCGCCTTGCGGTAGCCGTCCAGCGTTTGCCACATCTGCGCGATGGCATCCTTAAGCGGCTTCTGTGTTGCATCCTCGCCCAGGCGATCCCAAATTGCTTGAAGTGTGTCGGAGAACTTCGCTCCGTCCAAAGTCTGCATCATCACCCGCGCCTGAACGTGGTTATACATTTCAGGATCGGTAGCTTTCCACTTTTCCAGACCGGCGGGCATGATCTGTGAGAAACTGGCCGGGGCGGCTTCTGCCAGCCGGTTGATAAACCCAGGATCACCCTTTTCAAAGAGGGATTCCAAGTTCCCGTAGTCCTGAATCGCCGCAGTCGTCTCTTTCAGACCTTCCGCGCCGCCGTATTCACTCAAGGTCTGCTTTGCGGCCACGGCCTCGCGTAATCCGCCAGGAAATTCACGGTATAACCCGCCCAACTCGAATGCCGCTGTCTTGATAGCCGCCGGGAGCGCCGGATTGATGGCCTTCAGCGCATCGACTGACTTTTTGGCGACTTCGGCAAGATTCACCTTGCCTTTAGGCGCTGTTTTGTCTGTCAAGTCCGTTTTCTTAGCAGGGGAATCTACATTGTCAACACTCTCTGCCCCATCTTGACCAGACTCGACGACATCTGCGCCTGTTTCTACGGTTTCAACCGCTTCCCCGGTGTCTGCGCTGCCTACGTCTGCAAGTCCAATGCCGCCCATTTCATCATCCATTTACGGCCTCCATCTTCGTTTCTGCATATTGAATGAAAGATTGGCATACTTCCGACGACCATTTCTTCAACTTCGTCGGCTCTCGATCTCCAAAATGGTGAGCAAATTCTCGACTAGGTGCATATTTCAACCCGGCCTTGCGCGCCATACGCAGTTCATATTCTTGTGATGTTTCAGCCATTTTGCTTCTCTCCTGTCTGTGGTTTTGGTGCCTGTTTTTGGACCTCTTGCATTACGAGGCCCGCCGGATTGAGCGTGATTCCTGCTTCTTTGGCGGCTTGCAGTTTTCCATCTGGGGGCAAGTCCTTGAAGTTGATGCTCACGCTCGGTGGTTTCTCTTGCGGTGGACTCTGTTGCGCTTGCAGCGCCTGCTTATGCGCCATCCCGTGCAGTTTTACGTTCTCGATTCCCTCAAAGTTGCTCTTCGCCTCTTCATCGAAGCGATCTTGGGACGCAAGCCAATCCTGAATTGTTTGTATGTGCTGCTGGTGCATATCCCACACCGGATCAATCGGCACAGTTGGCTTTGTAAGCTGCTGAATGGTCTGCTGCTGGAGTTGCCCCATGTCCGGCTCAGGGGGCGTTGGCTGGCCCTCCTGCATCCCGGCGAGTGCTTGCTGTGCCATCCCAGTCAACTGTTGCTTTACGGCGGCCATAACCTCTTCTTGCGATGGAACACTCGGCCCGCTCTTGAGTAATTCTTCAATCTCGCGGCGTTGTTGCAAGTCCGCCGCCGCGCCGGGAACTTCAAACCCCTCTATGCCAACAAACTCCTTGAAAAGCTCCTGATTCTCTGGCAGCGCAAGGATTGCGGCAATCGCCGGACTCTTGGTGCTCATTTCCACAAGCGATGTGAATATCGCACGCTTCATTGCGCGGGTATCTGGATAACTGGTATCCACTTCGCAATACCAGTTACCTTTTTGGATGTTCGCAATTTCGATGGTCTTTGAGGATGTTGAATCGCCGCCCTGTGAGCGCACCTGAATTGCCTGTGAACTGTCGCGAGTCTTTGCGCCGAGCCGGACGCATTGCTCCAAAGCTCCAGCGATAAGATTCTGAGCGGCCCCCCACGCGATTCCAAGCTGCCCAAGTGCCGAATCCTTGAGTATCATCAGACCTTTAGCCGTCTCTTGATGCTCATCCCCGGAACCCTGCGCCGGAGCGTACATCCCGGTAATCATCTGCCCAAGAGAACCAGAAAGTGTAGTCAGTGCCGCGATTAACGTCTCTGGAACTTCGACATTCTGACCGAAGAGAACCTTTGAATTTATATCCTCTCCCGGCTGCAAAACGATGGGAATCTCAGCGCCGGGTTCGGCCTGCCGCTCTTCACGCGCCATGGCGTCAAGTGTCGCGGCGTCCATGTACACATCGGGAATACAGTAGTCAAAAATCTCTTTTTGCTGATTCCAGCAGTCGTTGAACGTGTCTTGCGGTCCCACCATGTCGTGCATCAGACTAGATCTATTCTGCCCATCCCCCGGCGTTGAATGCCCTACTTTTATAAACGCATCCATGGACCGTGAGCGGCTTTCGCAATAAGTGCCTCCGCAGACAATCAATTCGCATCCGTCTGGGAAGATTTCTTTGAGTTGCTTGCGGTACTCTTTCGCGGCGGCGCGGAACCAACTTGGACGGAAATAAGCGATATGGCGAGTTGCCAGATTGGTGAATGTCTCACCACTTGCGGTAATCAGGCGGCTTCCCTGTAGAACACCAATGCGGGCCATGCGCTCATAGGATGATTCGCCCATTTCCTCGCCTGAATCCTTGATGAGTGAGTTACCATCTTTGTCTGTCGCATCGGGATAATCTTCTTGCAGCGTTTCGAGTTCAAATTCGCGGCTAAAGATGCAATAGGGCCACTTCTTCGGGTCGTTCTGAGTGATAGGGACTTTGGTTTCAAGTACGCCATTGACTTCAATCAGTTCGCAATCCAGCGGTTGACCATCCTCATCAACACCAATTGATTCATCGGGATCGCCCTTGTAGACGCGGGTTATCACGCGCCCATCAGTAGAGAAAAAGCGCCAAACTTCAGTCTGGACCTCTTTAATATCGTTGGCCTGCTCAACAAATTCCCGGTACAGGTCTGCGGACTGCGCTCCGATAGTGTCCGCCATTTTGTTTGATCTTGGTTCAACGTGAACGCCTGGTGAGTTTGCAGTTCCAGCAGCAACCAAAGCACGCAAAAAAGGATGGTAGATGTTGTAAACGTCGCTATATCCGCCATTGTTCTCATCTGATGTTCCGGGCGCGCATCCGGGAAGCCATGAGAACCCCTGCGAATTGGCGTCCCAGAATATGTATTGCACGCCACGGTCGTAAAAGCGCTGCTTACGTGCCTCCATGACCTCTTGACGGCGTGCATAAACCTCTCGCTTGAGCGCCTTTTTCAAAAGCTCTTTAAGCGCATTTTGCAGTGGAAGGGGAATCTGTGGAAAGCCATCGCCGCCGTATTGCTCATCTTCTGGCTCCGGCGCTGTTAGGCTATCCAGTTCGTCTTGTGGGGGCGGAATCAGGGCGCTAGTTGCCATTAGTTCACCATCGCTCTTTCATTGGCTTGCGCGGTCTTTAATGCCCGATCTGCAACACATATCGTCACCACGGCAAAACGCAGCGTTTCACAGCAGAATGATTGGTGTGGGAAGTTCCACGATCCGCAGTAGGGGCAGAGGATCGCGCGGGTTGACCCTGCCGGGAGAACTTTATGCACCTGACGCTCTACCGCCGCCATGCGCTCCTCGGCGATTTGCGTCTCGGACTTGGGAAGCTCGACTAGTTCACCCATTGCGCTCCTCTTCGATGATCGGGCAGCCGTTGCGATAAATCTGCGCTCAAAGTCCATCATTACACCTGCACTATCTCATTACCACTGTAACGATCTAACTGCACAAGAGAGCGATGCGACAAACCATGCTCGCCGTAGACGAATTTCTTTTCCCATGGCGGCTGACGATCATGCTTTCTCATTTCCTGATGATATGCGAGTTCATCTGCGGTACACCAACGCGGAGCACCATCAAATAAACCGATTCGCCCACTTGTTTCTCCACAGAAATACCGCCTAAAGTCAATCATCGACAATGCGGGTACAGGCATTGGAAGTATTTTCTCATCGTCAAAGTCCATGCTTACCTCAAATTTGGAGCCGAATCGGGTATGACAGCTTTCGCCGTCTAACGATACCGCGCTATCTCCCCGAATGGCCGTTGCTCACAATACGCGGTTGCAAGCAAAGATCAATGCTGCATTGCCTTGAAACCCTTCGCTCTTCCAGCCCTGCGCAGCGGACCTAACTTGCTTGACTTGTACTCGGAATCGCCCTCATCTGCCTTGCGCTTCTCACTGAGCATAATAGCTACAGCCTGTTTTTGTGAGCGAACAGGCTTGCCGGAACCCCCCGAACGGAGAGTTCCGGCCTTCCACTTCGGCAGTACCTCGTCATAGGGCATTATTTCAGTCCTGTGAGCACCCGATAGTTGACGGTGAGAATTGCCGAACCAGCAGTTCCGCCCGCGAACGTCTGTGTCGCGTTCGAGTAGGTGATTGCCTGGTTCAGAATGTTGGTTGACGCTGTGACAGCCAGGGCGCCCGCAACCTTGATTGCTTGATTGGCTGAGAACGATGTGAAGACCGTCGCGGCAATCGTCGCCGATGCCGGATAGGTCAGCGCGGTCCCGTAGGAAAGCTGAGCCGCGCCGCCGCTGCTGAACGCCGCTGAACCATAGACAAGATCGAGAACCGCGTCAATCACATCAATCAGATTGCCAGCGCCAGGGGCCGGGATGATCTGAATCGGAGTGGTATAGGCGTTCTGGAGTTGCGAAAGCGTGAGCGCAACCTGAACAGTCTGCACCGGAGCCTGACCGCCAACGCGATTGTCGAGGATGCTCACGCCGGAAGGAACCGTGGCAGCGGAAAGCATGGCCTGTGTTCCACCCTGAGTGACCCATGCCGCATCCAGAAGAACAGTTCCGCCGCCCTTGAGGCTGGCGTAATTGATCGCTTCCTGCAAGCCAACCGTGCCGCTCGATACGCGGTCGCCGGGGGCGTGCGCGTAAGTCCATGTGGTAGCCGATACTGTGGCTGTCGGACCATAGAGGTTTGACTGCACATTGGTTGAAACAGCAGAGGGAGTCTGCGTGTCCGCGCCGAGCGCATTAACGATGGTAACAGGCGCATTCACGTTGAACGGATTGACTACCGTTCCATCTGTGCAAGTGAAAAAGCCGTTCTGCACGGTCAGCGTTCCCGCGCTCGAAGCCGCGTTTGACCCAGCGCAAACCACAAGAGGATCAGGATTATCTGTGTCCGATCCGCCGTAGTTGAATGCCATCGCGCGATACTGCCCTGAAAATCTGCTCAGTGCCATGGGTTCATCCTCCTTATGGATGGTTGTTCCTATTGGTTGTGGTTAATACAAGCCGCCGAGGCCTTCGCCTTCGCCGCTTGGTTCCTCTTCGCCTTCGTGCGATTTCTCGCCCGCTTCTTCATCGAAAAACTGGTCAAGATGCTGCTTTGCGGATTCGAGATTGGCCGGATCATGCTCCTGGTGTTCAGGCTCCTCGCCGCCCTTGACGGAGTGTGTGTGAACCGTCTCGCCGTCATGGTGCGCGATAAAGTGCTTGTGGCCCTCTTCGGCATGAACTTTGGCCGCATGAATCAGCGCGTGGCCGTGCGTCTCATGCTCCTCGCGTTCGCCCTGGTGCATGGTGTGAAACGTGCCATCGCCGTGAGAGTGAATCTCGACCTGATCGCCGTTGCTGTCTTCGTGGCCCTGGTCGCCGTCGGGATTGTACTTCTTGCCAGCCGCCTCAGAGTGCATGGCTGCTGATTCGTGATTGTGGCGGAATGCGCCGGTTGAGTCGATTGGCATGGTAAAACGCTCCTTATCCTGCTGTTTCTATTGCTCTTGCGTTGTTCTCTCGAACCCGCGCATCGTGTGTTACTGCAACATGGGAAGCCGCTTCTGCTACTGCCCTCCGCCGCGCTATCGGCACATACGCAGATCGGGGCGAAACTCTGTCTTGAATCTTATCACTAGCCGGTTGCGGCTCTGGGCGGATGGCTTTTAGGCGACTGGCCTTGGTGAGGACGGAACGGATTGATTCTACTTTATCTTCAAGCTCCTCGACGTGTTCAAGAATCTCACCATTGTCGGGTTGAGCGTTCATGATTCCTATATTTTTATTGCGCAACTCTTTCCACATCAGCCACATAACATAGCAGTTGACGCCGAGAATCACAGTGAACACCGCAACTATTATCGTTTCCATCTTGCCGGATTCCTTCTCACTTGCGCGTGTGTCTTCTTCCAGTGCTCCTCAAACCTGAGCGCCCGCAACGATAAAGCCGTGTTGTCAGGCGCATCCGCAATCACTTTCTGCAATTGTACCACTTTGGGCAATTCGCGCGGTTTGCCGAAGATCGCATACAGCCCGTACCCTGCCCCTTGCAGCGGTGAATCGGCTCCAACCTCCGATCCTTCCATCTTCTCAGGCTCGTCCGGGTTGGCCTTGATAACTGGAATGATGCGCCTGAGTTGCGTGCATCTGTCGGCAACCTGCCAATTAGGAACTTCGAACGGATGACCGGCTGAGTCTTCACCTGTCCTGATCTTCTTGCGCAGACGTTCACGCATGAGCGTATCGCGCCCTAACTTGTCACGGGTCGATTCGTGCGGGTCAGGTATGCCAGCCTTGCGCAGAATCGGGATCATGCGATTGTTGACTGAATTGACATTCTCGCCCATCGTCGCCGTCTTCTTGGTTGCCGCCGCGTCGAATGAGTGCGCAAAGTTCTCAAAGTGCGGCATTTTTCCATCTTCAAGCGCCCACTCGCAGATGATTCGCGCCAGTTCCTCCGGCTCCTGCTGCTTCTCGAATACCTCGTCGTAGGTATAGACGACGCCATCATCATCCATGCAGTGCTTGTAGTAGCTCGCCGGGTGAGCATAGCCCCAATTACCGCTGATCCATTGCTTCCACCATGGCTTTATTTCCAGCTTGTTTCGTGGAAAGACGTGGATCGCCTCATCCCATACACCACGGAAGTATCCGCCCGCTGCGCCCCAAATGGCGAACTTGAGCGCATCGCGGAACGCTTCTGGATACGCCTCCAAGTTCTTGAGGAATGTGGGATCATTAGCATAAATAGGGTTATCTAAATAGGTTGCGCTAAAGTAGGGATAGTCTCTTGGGTCATATGCACGCTTCTGTGATGCGTCCATCTCCATGCAGGGAACGTGCTTGACGAACAAGTCCTCTACCCAGACTGCGCCAATGCCGATTGGATTACCCGATCCCCACTTCATCGACTTGACACCTGGTATAGGGCAGCGATTCCATGCGCTGATCGCCATCCATTGCGTAAATGTGAAATCGCAAAGCTCATCGAAATAGACTGCTCGCCACTGGCCTTGATAATCCCATGCGTTCGCCTCGTACTGCATGGAACCAAACTTGAGCGTGGCATTGTTGAGCCATGTGACCTCGCTGTGCGTCTCGTTGAACTTGCGATAGAGGCTGGACGGGAACAACTCGCGAAAGCGTGCTACGACCGTTGCAGTAAGCTTCGGGAATGTCCGGCGCAATGCTAGGTCATGCACCTGCTTGCCGTCTGTGGCGTTGAACTCATTAGCGCCGACGAATAGCTCCATAAGAGAGCAGGTCGTTTTTCCGGGTCCAGCCGCTCCACCCAAGAATCCATAGGGCGCTATTGAATCGTGGAACTTGGCTTGAAATGGGTATGGCTCGTACTTGATCCCGCCGTAGCGCGACAGGTCAATGATGAATCGTCCTGGGCCTGATGCGGGATCAATCGGCACGCACTACCTCGCAATAATCAGGCTCCCGCTGGTGGGCGCTGTGGCGAAATTTGCGCAGATGAACGGGCCGGGCGTGGTGAAGCTGATCGTACTGCCGCTAGCAACAGTGACCGCTACGCCGCTATCGGCATCCGTGAGCGCCTTGTAGTTGCCCGTCTGCCCATTGGGATAGACGGCAGTGGGCGCATCCGACGCCGCAACATGTACCGTTGCCGCCTGATTGGTCGTATTGGTCAGCGTCAGTTGATTACCTATCGCTTGAGTGGTCTGGCAGATCACAACCTGCTGTGTGTAATGGACAATCGTATCGTTGGCCGCATTGTTGACCAGCGCGTAATTGTCGCCTGGGTAGAGTCCGGGGGGTTGGATCGATGCAAATGCTGGCATGGCTTACCTCATTATTCGATTGTACCGCTATGGCGCGGGATGCTGCTCATGATCTGGATTGCTCCGCCGTCGCCGCCGGTCAGGCCCAGTTTCGCGCCGTAATCCTTGCTGAGCAGCTTTTCTGCCGTCCAATGCGCATGGCTGATAAGCACACTTGCTGCTTTGGCATTGTCTTCTGTACAGGCTTCTGCTGCATCATCAGCGTTTTCAAGCATTTGCACGCACCGTGCTTTTCGCGCGCGCGCACACTTGGCCCAAAAGTCATCAGAATCTACTTGATGCAGTCTAATTGATTCGCGTGAAGGAATATCAGAATCCTCTTCGCAAATCCTGCGCAATGAGCGATTTATGAGCCGATGTGCTATATCGTCCTCGAGCTCCGGCGTCCAATCGATCATATCGTTCTCCTGTAGCGATTATAGCGCTCTTCTTGGTTTGTCGAGCCGTTTCTTGCGGGCGTCGAGCAGTTGCTGAGTGTGCTGGGATTCGATGGCTTTGCGTCCTTGGATGATTCTTCTTTCCTCCATAATCTTTAGGCGAATAGCGAGTCGAGCCGATGAATTGAGTTGCGGGCGGTTTTCAGGCGCATCCATAGTGCAAGGTTAGGGCTTTGTATTGCAAAAGTCAAGCCGCTTTCCGCTCCTGCTCGCGGAATGCAGGCTCCAAATAGCGCAGGATGAAGGCGAGCGCCGGCGCGACCGTTGCGGACGGCTGACTGGTCGCGGGTTTGCGCTTCTCTATCACATATACACTTTAGCATATATGTATAAAAGTGGTAAACATTTTCCACTTGTGGGCAAATAATTACTATATTTGGGGCAATAGTTTTCCACGTAATTTGCACAGGGTATGTAGAATCAGTGGTTTGCGCGGTTTGGTGTTTGGCGCGTGCATTGCTATATATAGGGCAGTTGGAGGAAATACCGATGACAATCGTAAAAATAATGGCCTTGGCGAGAAAGAATCTTAGCAATGAATCTTCCCGCCTTTGCATGGAAGACGCGGTTAACCTTTACGATGCTGGCGATTACGAACACGCCAGGAGCCGCGCGCTTGCCTCTATGCTTCACTCCGTCGGCGTCTTCTCGCCTGATTACCGCGCAGCGGCTCGTGATTAGCCTGATCGCCGTCCCTTGCGCAACGTCAACCATTAACAGCATTTTCAAAATGCTAAATTCGAGAAGTGGAGAAAAACGATGAAAACTTTAACACTGGTAGACGGGCAGAAAATCAAGGTAGTAGGCAGAGGTTTCGAGTATGGTGACGTTTGCACACTTAAAGCATACTGCGAGAAAAACGGCATAGATTACGCTGCATACGTGGAACGTAACAAAAATAGACGTTTCCTTGACGGCTCATCTTTGCTCTATGCATGGGGCAATAAGCTAAACTCAAGCATAGACAACTCTGGTCATTCCTTCGCTATATTCTGTGACTATAGGGACAAGTCAACTTTGCTTGTCCACGGCGATACAGTGCAAATTGACGGCGCAAACTACAGAGTAAAAGTGTTTTCGGGCTGCTTTGACTTTGTGCATTTTATCCCTGTAGTCTAACCTTTGGAAAGTGAGGAAAACAATGGGAGATAATCAAGCGGTATTGGAAGGATTCACGCGGAAAGTCGTAGCAGAATCAGCAATGGGTAATGATCTGTACTTACTGGTTAAGCCTGATACAATCTTTGATGATGTATTCAAGGCTTGGGATTCAGACGGGCAGGATTTTATCTGGGTCAAGGGCTGGCTGTTCTCTGTCACTTGGCTCTAGTCCATTAACCGGACACTGAATTGAACGACTAACCGGCAGCGGAGTTGGCTGCGGAGACAGAACATGAACCTGAAAATCTTTGAAGGCGGGACCACGAAGGGTGTCCCCGTGTTCCTTAAGTTGCAAGACGCTGGCGGTGGCGACATCGAGGTTGTCGTCGTAGACGAAGACGGCGATGTCCAGAGTCAAGGGCATTTGGTCACATTCAAAACAAACGGCAAGATCGCTCGTGCTTCCGACGTGGGTGAAGACTTTGGGTTTGACCTCGACGGACGCGAACGGATCAAGTTTGAAGACGAGGCGGGGATTGACCGGATGAGCGGCAGAGGGGAGCGCAAGATGCTCCAAAGAAGTGACGATGAGCTTCTGGAGGCCGTAGGTCTGCCCTACGACACAATCGACGAAGCCGAGTTGCTTCGGACGCAACGGTAGAGCGTGTTTTCCCGAACCAATTCATTCAGGTGTATGCCGACAGCATTTTGGCGACTGTGACCATCCGCAAGGAAGAGGTCAGCGAACTGGTGGGGCGGTAATGCTAGTCCCGGCTCTTGGCAGACCACCTACGCATCTAAGCCGCCGCTCGGTTCACTCCCTGGCGGGGTCAGCAACCACCTTGTCCAAGTTTTTGAAGGGCAGGGCCAAACAACTTACGGCGCAAGGGGAAACAATGAAGATTCAACAGGAACACTTCGACTATATGAAGCAAGCCATTGACGCAACAATGACTCGTTTTCCAGTTGCAAAGTATCGCGCTGAGAATCCCACATTTACAGACAAGCGGGTGCGCTGGGACTATTGGCGAGCGGCAGGGCTGCTTACATCTGTGCGACAATCCGCCCCATTTGCAAGTTGGATACGTAGCCGCCTAACCCGCCCCGGCCTGAACGGGAGCATGAAAGGACACAATGAAGCAAGCCAAGAAAGTAGCCGCACAGATCGCCCGCGAACACCTGGGCGTGCAAACCCTGGAGGACCGCAAGTCGGATGCGCTCGACTTCCACAACTTGAGCGTTTGGCGCATTGAAGCCGCGCTGGTAGCCGCTTACTATGCGGGCATTGAATCGAAACGCAAGCCGGTATCCGCGCCCGCTGCGGAGATCGCCCAAGCGGTGATCGCGCACATGGAAATGTCTGTGCTTTGTATTCACTGCGGGAATCCGGTCCATCGCGCAACCATGGCTGAAATGGATTCCGCTCTTTTGGAGGGAGAAGAGAGAGTAAATCAGTGGAAGCATGACGATGGGGGTTGGCTCTGTAAGAATATCAAATACCAACATTTCGCGCAGGGACCAGACGCGCCCCCCCCGGACCAGCTCGACAATTACGTGACCCCGCTGACCGCGCCGGCGTACCGCGTCGAGGGCGGCAACTTGATAGCCACAACGCCGCTGTCTGCAATCGCCGCCCTGCTCGATATGGCGCTGATGGCCGCTGAGGTATCCGGCAGCGCGTCAGAAGAGGCGTGACAGCTATCACTGCAATGCACTCGCACGCTGGTTATCATCGTTGCATGAGCAAGAAACCACATATCGTTACCCTCAAAG